GCTGACATGGAAGTCGGCCAGCAGACCGCCGGCAAGTTCGTTCTTCCCGACCTCGACCAGCCGATCATCCGCGAGTCGATCGAGATCGAGCCTGTCGTCAATTCGCTTACCAAGAGCGACTTCGACGAAATGATGTTCATGGAAGAACTGGTCAAGATTCGCGTCGAGCCGCTGCAGGAAAAGAATCCGCGCAAGATGATCGACCTGTATGTCAATGGCAAGGCCGAGTGGGTACCCATCGGCCGGCCGTGGATCATGCGCCGCAAGTTCGTCGAGGTGCTGGCCCGCTCGAAGCCGATGAGCGTGCAGACCAAGCATGAGTCGGCCGAAGAGTCGCTCAACCCGCAGAACGAAGTAATCCGCACGACCTCGTCGCAGTTCCCGTTCTCTGTACTGCAGGACTCGGAGCGCGGCATTAACTGGCTCAACGCACTGATGGCCGAGGGTTGATGCGATGGTTCGCACGCACGGAATGACAAACTCTGTTGAATATAGAGCATGGCGCAATATGAAAAACAGATGCGCCAATGTCAACGTGCGTGCGTACCAGTATTACGGCGGTAGAGGTATCGCAGTATGTGCAGAGTGGGTTGATTCGTTTGAAACCTTCTTAATGCACATGGGGCTATGCCCCGCCGGTTGTTCGTTAGAACGACTTGATGTCAACGGAAACTACTCGCCGTGGAATTGCATATGGATTCCGATGGCTCAACAGGCTAGGAACAGAAGAAACGTAAGGCTTGTTGCTGGTGAAACAATGCCAGAAATAAGCGCACGATCCCGCATCAAGTACGATACTGTTCGGTACCGGCTAACGCACGGTATCGCATTGGACAAAGAGTTAGGTCACGCTCCTCGTATTACGTTTGCTGGAAAAACGATGACTCAGAAAGAATGGGCTGACGAACTCGGTCTTGCTAAAAGTACAATCTGCATGCGGATCAAACGCGGTCTGCCGATTGAACAGGTGCTCACACCATGAATCTATTAGCTTTATGCAATAGGCTGATCGCCGAGGCTGGAATCTCGGCACAGCCGATGACTACCACCGTCAATCAGACGGGCGAGTTGGGGCGGGTGGTCAATTGGATTCAACAAGCGTGGCTCGACATTCAGTCGGCCCACACGACGTGGCGGTGGATGCGCAAGTCGGCAACCATCGTCACAGTCGCCGGTCAGTCTGGCGGCTACACAGCCGTGGCAAATGATGTAGCCACATGGACTCTTGACGCCGCGCGCAACTACGTCACGGCGCAGGGTCCGATCACTGAGATATTTATGAACTTCGTCGAGTACGACGATTTTCGCAATTCGTATCTGTATGGCGCGCTCCGGTACGCACAGTCCCGCCCGCTGGTCTTTACGATCAATCCGGATAACACGCTCTCCTTTGGTCCCGTACCGAACGGCGACCATACGGTGACAAACGATTACTACAAGAAGCCGATTGAGATGGCTGATGATGCGGCCGAGCCTGACATGCCGGCAACATTTCACATGGGTATTGTGTGGAGGGCGCTCATGTTCTACGGCGGCTACGAGGCTGCCGGTGAGGCGTACAACCGTGGTATGAATGAATACGGTATCGTCCTTGACAAGCTCGAAGTCAATCAGTTGCCGATGATCCAAATGGGAGGACCGCTGGCATGAAGCCGATGACTGCGGAGATGCTCGCATGAAGCCGATGGACATGCCTCGCGTTATGTACGAGATGATCGCCCTCAAGGGCGGTCTTGACCTCGTCACGCCGACGCTGTCCCTGAAACCCGGCGTCGCTCGTGACGCTGTGAATTATGAATGCAACGTCACAGGTGGATACACACGTATCGCCGGATACGAACGTTTCGATGGACACCCGTCACCGTCCGCTTCGGTTTACATGATTCTTGACGTGACGATGTCTGCGGCGGTATCGATTGGTGCCACAATCAACGGACAGACCTCGGGCACGACTGGCGTACTGCTTGCGACACCGACTGGTCAACTCGTACTGACCGCTACGACCGGCGCGTTCACAAACGGCGAGAACCTGCGCGTCGGTGTTACGGTCGTCGCTGTGTGCAACAGTACGGTAGGACAGAGCGGAACACCATCACTTGCGGCTGCATACAGCGCCCTCGCCGCCAACAGCTACCGAGCAGCCATCTCACGGCCGACGGGCTCGGGGCCAGTGCGTGGCGTTGTTCAATATGGCAGTAACGTTTACGCCTTCCGGAATAATGCAGGCGGGACTGCTGTTGATATCTGGAAGTCGAGCGCGGCCGGATGGGTTGCCGTTCCGTTCTACAAGACCGTTAGTTTCACGGCTGGCGGAACGGCCACACCAGCAGACGGTGCAACGCTGACGCAAGGCGCAGTGACTGCCACGGTGAAGCGTATTTGCAAAAAGTCAGGCGCATGGTCAGGATCGGCCGCAGGCACGTTTGTCATTACGACGCCTAGCGGCGGTGGTGGAAACTTTGCGGCCGGCGCTGCAACGCTTTCTGGCGGTGCTACGGTCACATTGAGCGGTGCGCAGACGGCTATTACTCTTGCACCGAACGGTCACTTCGAGTTTGTGTCCGGAAATTTCGGCGGCGCTGCCGGACAGACTCGTATCTACGGATGCGACGGGATCAACAAAGCCTTCGAGTTCGATGGTGACATATTGGCCCCGATCACGACCGGAATGCCAAGCGATGCGCCGAAGCATATCGCCGTATTCAAGAACCACCTATTCCTCGCGTTCAATGCGAGCCTGCAGAACAGCGGGATCGGCGAACCGTTTGCTTGGACTGCGCTGCTTGGAGCGGGTGAGACATCGGCCGGTGAGAGGATCACCAACCTGATATTGCTGCCCGGCTCACAGAGCGGCGGTGCGCTGCTGGTGCAGACCCGCAATAACACGCTCGTCCTGTACGGATCGTCGACATTGGATTTCAATCTCGTTACCTACAACAATGGCGTCGGTGCGCTGGACTATACGGCCGCCAACATGGCCGGCGTCTATTCACTGGACGATCGCGGTGTCATGGGGCTCAATGCGACGTTGGCTTACGGCAACTTCGATCAAGCATCGCTGTCGTCCAACATACGTCCATTCATTGTCAGCAATCGGCAGTTTGGTCAAGCCTGTTGTGCCAATCGTGAGCGCAGCCAGTATCGTTTGTTCTTCTCGAATGGCTATGGGTTATACACCACGATCATCAATGACAAGTTCATCGGTTCATTGCCTGTCTATTTTCCCGATCCTGTGTTCTGCGTATGGGAAGGTGAGGATGGCAGCGGCAATGAAGTAACGTACTTTGGGTCAAATGACGGGTACGTGCATCAGTTGGATGTTGGCACCAGCTTTGACGGTGTGGCAATCAACTCCTACATAACGCTCAACTACGATGCCATCCGTGGACCTCGCATTCTCAAACGCTTTCGCAAGGCGTCTGCTGAAGTCTCGGGCTCAACATACGCACCGATCTCGGTGAGTTATTCGTTGGGCTACGGTTCTGCAAACATTGCACCGCAAGTTACGGCGAGTTACGCGTCGGACTTTTCGGTCAGCAGTTGGGATAGCGGGTTGCTATGGGACAGCGGGCTTGTATGGGACGGCCGTACGTTGAGCCCGAGTGAAATTGAACTCATGGGCACGGCTGAGAATATTGCAATGACCTTTGCGAGCAACAACGACTACACCGGCCAATTCACAATCAACAGCCTGCTCATTCATTACACCCCGAGACGAGGGATACGATAATGTCAAACGATTTTTTCAATGCAAGCGGTACGCCAGCGCAGGCCAGTTCGATTGTATCGCCAAATGTACGGGCCGAGTTCGCGGCAATTGCCGCTGGCTTCGACAAGCTGCCGGTATTGACCGGCAACGCGTACAAGATCACATACATCAATGCGTCTGGCTCTGCGATGTCTGCTGTTGGTGGCGATGGGCTGCTGAAGGTCAGTACGACTGGTATTCCGACTATTGCAGTCGCAGGTACTGACTACACGAATCTTGCCGTGCTGTCGGCGGCTACAGCGGCCGTGCCAAACGATACTGACTTGCTACCGTTGGTCGATGCCGGTGTTACCAAGAAACTGTCATTGACAAATCTGAAGGCATTTCTCAAAACCTATTTCGACACGATCTATGCGGCCATCGCGGGTTCTGTATCGCAAGTGTTTTCGGCGGCAAGCATTGAG